GCCAAAACCAAAGCCAAAACCAAAGCTAAAGCCAAAGCCAAAACCAAAGCTAAAGCCAAAACTAAAGTCAAAGCCAAAACCAAAACTAAAAAAGAAAAATCCGGTTAAAAAGAAAGCAGCGCTGCGAGGCGCAGTTTGGACTTATAAGAAAACAACTAAGAAGAAGTAATTATGGCAATTAGTCGCGCACAGCTAAGTAAACAAGTACGTAACGGGGTTTCTTCAAAAAAACCCAAAAAAAGAACTTTGACCTTGCCGGACGGTGTGAAAGCAAAACCCAGAACTTTAAGCAGGATTATGCGTAAGGCAAGGAGACTGGGGTAAATGGCTACTAGCGGTACTTATACGTTCAATCTTGATTTAAGCGATATTCTTGAGGAAGCCTATGAACGGGCTGGTTTAGAGTTGCGGAGTGGTTATGATTACCGCACAGCAAGGCGCAGTTTGGACTTAATGTTTCTTGAATGGCAGAACAAGGGGTTAAACCTTTGGTCTGTTCAGGAAGGTTCTCAGACGCTTGCAGCGGGTACGGGGCGTTATGTTCTGTCAAGCGATCAATTAGATATAATTGAGGCTTCGTTAAGGACTGATGATGGCGATGCGGATAAGCAGGCTGATTTAACTATGAGTCGAATTTCAATTAGCCAGTATTCTCATTTGACTAACAAGCTCACTCAAGGTCGTCCCATTCAGTATTGGATCGAAAAAGACCCAGGTGCTATAGCGTTAAACGTGTGGCCTGTGCCTGATGACGCGGTAACTTACAAAATAAACTACTACTATATACAGCGGATAGAAGATACGGGGAGTCCGGCTTCTAACAATGCAGACATTCCTGCTCGGTTTATGCCTTGTATGGCTGCTGGGTTGGCTTATTATATTAGTATTAAACGCCCAGAAGCCTCTGAAAGAGCGCCATTGCTGAAGCAAATTTATGATGAGCAGTGGGATTTAGCGGCAGATGCTGACAGAGACAAGTCTTCGTTTTACATGGTTCCTGGCGGATATAGTCGATTATGAGCAGTTACGCAGCAGGAAAAAGGGCATTTGGGTTCTGTGACCGGACAGGGTTTCGTTATCCGCTCAAGGATTTAGTGCCTCAGATTGAAAATGGCAGACCGAATGGATTGCTTGTCGGTCGTGATGTGGTCGATGAAGATCAGCCTCAGTTACAATTAGGCAAGTTAAGAATACTAGATCCACAGGCTTTAAGAAATCCAAGACCAGATACGGGTCAAGCTGAAAGCAGAAAGTTATATGCGTTTGACCCTGTAGGCGGTGGAAACTCAGCATTAGGCAGTAGAACCGTGGGATTAGACATTACAGCAGTGGTCGGTAAAGTCACAGTGAGTACAGGCTGATGGCTTGGACACTAACAACACTGAAAAGCACCATTCAGGATTATTTACAAAATACAGAAACCACTTTTGTCAATGATCTTTCTACGATTATTGTTCAGGCTGAAAATAGAATACTCAAATCTGTGCAATTGCCGGATTTTAGAAAGAATACAACGGGTACAATGACCAGTGGAAATGCTTATCTGAATACCCCGACTGATTTTATGGCTCCGTATTCTTTAGCTCTTGATAATAGTGGTTATGAATATTTAATTTTTAAGGATGTTAATTTTATTCGAGAGGCTTATCCGGTTTCATCAACAACTGCAACGCCAAAGTATTACGGTGTTTTTAGCGACAGTAGTTTTATTCTTGGGCCAACCCCTGATAGCAGTTATGCGGTTGAGCTTCATTATTTTTATAAACCAACTTCAATTACTGCTTCTTCAGATGGAACAAGTTGGCTTGGTGATAACGCAGAAACCGTATTACTTTATGGGTGTCTTGTTGAAGGTTATACCTTTATGAAAGGTGAGCAGGATATGTTGGCGGTTTATCAAAAACAATATGAAGATGCTTTGATGCAACTGAAGTCTTTAGGTGAAGGTTATAGTACAACAGATAATTATAGAAGTGGGGTTGTAAGGGCGCGTAAAATATAATGCTGGGGTTAAATTCAATAGTAGAACCTGGTATTTGTGAAGTTCATACAACAGAGCATCGAGGCTTTACTTCAGAAGAAATTGCAGAAAGATCGGTAGGAAAGATTGTTTCTATTGCAGAAAGTGCTGATCCAATAGTTAGAGAGCAAGCAGAGGCATTCAGGAGCAGACTTTTTCATGTGATTGTAAAAGCCTGTAATGATGCGATTCAGAGCGATAGAACTACTTTATCAAGTCTTTTAACGCAACAAGGCCATAAAGATATGGCGGATATTTTGAGGAAAATCTAATGGCAATTACGCAAGCGGTGGCAACGAGTTTTAAGAGTGAACTACTCCAGGGTATTCATAATTTTCATAATGGGTCTGGTGGAGGAACTACAACTACAACAGGTACAGGCAATACGTTTAAGATAGCCCTCTATACCTCATCAGCTACGATGAGTGCGAGTACGACAGCGTATTCAGCTACAAATGAAGCTTCTGGAACGAATTATTCAGCAGGAGGGAATACTCTCACGAATGTTGATCCTTCAGCTTCAGGAACTACGGCTCTTACAGATTTTGCAGATACAACCTGGTCTTCAGCTACAGTCACTGCAAACGGAGCATTAATTTATAATTCCAGCACCACGGCTGGGTCAGCAAACAGAGCAGTAGTTGTCCTTGCTTTTGGTGGAGATAAAACTTCAACGGCAGGTGATTTTACAGTTTCATTTCCGGCAGCGGATGCCAGTAATGCAATTATTAGAATCGCCTAAGAGTTAAATGTGGCTCAAAATGCAAAAGTTGCATACCAAGGGTGGTCTTCAAGCAATATTTCTTGGGGCGAAAGCACCTGGGGTAATGCAGAAGAGGCTATATCTGGCTCAACCGCCTCTGTTGGAACGGTTACTGTTTCAGCTAATGCCTGTATCTGTCCGGTTACCGGAAATTCAGTTACCGCAAGCACTAATTCGGTTACTGTTACATGCGCTGCTGTTGTCGCAGCCACCAGTCCGACTCTCACTTTATCGCTTGGTAGCATTTCTCTCGAAACAAACAATACAATTGATGTCACCAGTGATGCGTCTACCCTGTCTACTAACTCGGTTACTGTTGATGCAAAGGCAGGCGTATCTGTTACGGGTAATGAGGTCGAGGCTTTTACAGCCAGTGTGCTGGTCTGGAGTATCGTTGACACCGATCAAACTTCTGACTGGACATCTATATCAATCTCACAAACTCCTGACTGGGCATCTGTATCAATCTCACAAACTCCTGATTGGAAAGAGGTAGCATAATGGCGAGTACATATGTAAATAATCTAAGATTAAACGAGATGGCTACCGGAGATGGTAGCGGAACGTGGGGTACAACTACAAATACTAATTTAGAGTTAATTGGACAGGCTTTTGGCTACGGCACAAGAGCTATAGCCAACGCTTCTACTGATAATATTACTGTTGCAGACGGAGCCTCTGATGCTGATAGGTCTATGTATCTTAAACTTACAGGTGGTGGTCAAGCCTGTACCGTCACTCTTTTGCCAAATACCACATCTAAAGTGTGGATTATGGAAAATGTCACATCATATACGCTTGCATTTACCTGTGGTAGCGGAGCTAATGTCTCAATATTAGCAGGTGAAACAAAGATTATAGCCACTGATGGACTCGGTTCGGGTGGCGTTGTTTATGATGTATTGACAGATATGAACCTGGCGGGAACCACTAAAACTGCTGCATTAACCAATGCTGGAGCGTTATCTAACCAAGGCACAGTTACAGTAGGGGTTGATGATACTGGGTATGACGTAAAGCTGTTTGGCGCTACTTCTGGTAACTATCTACTTTGGGATGAAAGTGCTGATTCGTTGTTGGTAAACGGCGATATTGACATGGTAACTAATGGTAATCGAATTGATTTAGATACCGATAATGATACCAGCATTAGAGCTTCAGCAGATGACACGATTACTATTGAGGTTGGAGGTTCTGATTTAATTGCACTAACAACTACCTCTACTTTTTCATGCCCTGTCACAGTAGGTGTTGATGATACTGGACATGATGTAAAACTTTTTGGAGCAACTTCTGGCGCGTACATGCTCTGGGACGAAAGTGCTGATGACTTAAAATTAGTAGGAGCAGCAGGATTTACTGTTGCAGGCGACATCGATGTAGACGGCACAGCTAACTTGGATATTGTCGATATTGATGGTGCTGTGGATATGGCAAGCACTCTCACGGTTGATGGTATAGCTGATTTTTCAGCCGCAGGAGCATACTTCGGCACAGCCGCAGCAGCGAACCTTCTGGATGATTATGAAGAGGGTACGTATACAGCAACAATGGTTTGTGCTACGTCAGGAAGCTATACGCTAAACAGTTCTTACGACACGCTTTCATATACAAAAGTAGGCAATATCGTCAAGGTTCAAGGCTTGATAGCTATTTCAGGCGAGTCATCTCCCAGTGGGGCTTTACGTCTTAACTGTCCCACCACAGCGGCTAGTCAAACAGAACTCTCAGGCAGAACACAAAGTAGCGTGATATGGGAAGGGCAAGGTGCGACATGGGCTGGACAAACGTACATGGTTGTCAATGCTGGTAACGCTTTTGCGACCTTTTATTATCAGTCTGACGCGGGCGCAGAAACGGCTGTTGATGATGGCGAGGTGGATACGAGTTTTAATATAATGGTAAATTTCTGGTACACATCAGCATAAAAGGAGGAAAAATTATGGCAATCACGAAAGAAGAAGTTATCGATAAAATAGAAATACTTGCTGAATCTGGAAATATCCAGTGGCGGGTTGCACAGGTTATTAAAGAGGATGGGGTGATTATCTCAAGGAAAGTTGTGGACAGGCATGTAAGAACACCTTTGTGTGACTGTACGGCTGATGACGCACAGATTAGAAGTGTGTCTGGTG